AGCAATGAAAAAATTTGGAATTAAATCACCAGACGAATTAGGTTCTGATGAGAAAAAGAAAAAGTTTTTCAATTATGTGGATAAAAACTACAAAGCAAAAGCTGAAGGTAAACTTAAATAATGAAACTTAAATCATTGTTAAAAGAATCAAAAGTGTGGGAAAGAAAGTTTGGTGAGCCATTACCAACACTTGAAGACACCACAAAAAAATTCAAGTTAAAAAATGAACAAGAGGTTCAAGAAAATAGAAAACAAGACCTTTTTAGTGTATCATCAAATCTTGGTAAATCAAAACAAGATATTGAAAAGTTTCTTAAAAAGTATGACCTTGAACCAGACGATTTATTAGATGTTATTGAAACAGGTGGTAGAAGATACTCACTTGCAATCATAGCAGCTATGAAAGGTAATCGTAGAGCATTAAGACAATTAGACGATTTATTAGGATTTTTATAAACAAAAGAAAGAGAGTAAAGGTTGTTAAAAGTAGAGATTCGTAAGGGTCAATCAGTAGAAAAAGCACTAAAAATATTCAAACGAAAAGTCAAAGATTCTGGCATTATGTTTGATTTAAAAGAGCGTTCTTTTTATAAAAAGCCGTCGGCAATTAAAAGAGAACAAAAAAACAAAGCAAAACTACGAACCAAATACGAAAAATTAAAAAACCAAGAAGACTAAAAAATATACACACTTTGTGTGATTTTTTTCAAATATTTACTATTTATTATTAAATAAATACACTATCGTATTTTCATACATCATATAGTGTAACCGATTAAACTAATCTAATTATAGTTCCAAATAACTATATTGAATCCAAACGGAGAATTAACAATGGATGATTTATTAAGAGAAGCTATCGCTGATGCAAAATCAGTTAGAGAAACTGCACTTGCAAATGCAAAGATAGCACTTGAGGAAGCATTCACACCACGTTTACAATCTATGTTATCAAAGAAAATCCAATCTGAAATGGAAGATTCTGATGAAGAAATGGACGCAGATGAAATGAGAGATTCCGAGGAAGGTATGCACGACAAAGAGGAAGGTATGCACGACAAGGAAGAAACAGAAGATTCTGAAGAAATGAGAAACGCAGAAGAAGAAATGGACTCAGAAGAAATGAGAGATTCTGAAGAAATGAGAGATTCTGAAGAAGGTATGCACGACAAAGAGGAAGGTATGCACGATAAAGAGGAAGAAATGGACTCTGAAGAAGGTATGCACGACAAAGAGGAAGGTATGCACGACAAAGAAGAAGAAGAAATGGACGAGATGAGAGGTGATAAGGAAGAAGAAGATTCTGAAGAGATGAGAGAAGAAGATTCCGAAGAAGAAATGGAAGAAGACGAACTCGACCTTGAATCAGTTCTTGCTGAATTAGAAAAAGACCTTGACGACGAGGACAAAATGGACGAAGAAATGGATAAAGACGAAGAAGAGAAAGTTGACGAGTCTGAAGATAAAGAAGAAGACGAGAAAATGGACGAAAACGACGTTTCATCACAAATTGGTTCATCAGATAACAAACTAAATCCAGAAGCAGGTGACACTTCAAAAGTAGGACAAGGACCAGAATCAGAAGGTTCTGACAAAAAAGCCGGTGACGAACTTGGCGACCACGAAACTGTTGACGACTTAACAGAAGTTGAAGACAAAGACGAGGAAGACCTTGACTTAGATGAAGTATTAAGAGCACTTACTGAAGAGGATAAAGAAGAAGAAGACGCGGAAGAGAATGAAAAACTCAAAGCAGAAATTAAAGAGCATCGTAAAGTAATACACTTTATGAGAAGTAAATTAAACGAAGTTAATTTATTGAACGCAAAACTATTGTTCTCAAACAAATTGTTTAGAGCATTCGGATTGAACAACAACCAAAAATTAAAAGTTGTCGAAACTTTTGACAGAACTAAGAATCTTAGAGAAGTTAAATTGGTATATGCTACATTAGCAGAATCATTTAAAAGACCTTCTACTAAAAGACTAAGTGAATCAAAAGGTTCAAGTTCAAAACCAACTCGTTCTACAAAACCAGCGAAAGCACAGGTATTGTCAGAAGGAGCAGAGTTAAAAGCTAGATTCAAGAAATTAGCAAACATACTTTAGGAGACTAATCGTGAGTAAATTAAATTCAATAGAATCTTTGATGGACGGATATAATCCACAAAGACAACTATTAGAGCAAACACGTCAGTTAGTTAAAAAATGGGAACCAACAGGCCTATTAGAAGGTATGGAAGATGAAACAAAAAGACACGGAATGGCAGTCCTACTTGAAAACCAAGCAGGTCAGTTAATCCAAGAAGCATCAGTTACTGGTGGACAAAACGCAGAAGAGTGGAGCGGTGTAGCTTTACCATTAGTTCGTAGAATTTTTGGTGAGTTAGCAGCACAAGACTTTGTGTCAGTTCAACCAATGAACTTACCTTCTGGTCTTATTTTCTATCTTGACTTCAAATATGGAACAGACCAAACAGGTAACCATACAGAAAACTCAGATGTATATGGTAATACATCAGGGTCTAACACAGACGCAACCGGCGGTCTATACGGCGCAGGTAAATTTGGATACTCAATTAACGACAAAGACACAGCAGCCCTAGCAATTCACGCATCAAATGTTGATGCTGATGAATTTACATCAGGTTCAGTAGCTTGGTCAGACGTTGAGTTCGAACCAGACCTATCAGCATCAGTAGCATTAGGTGCTAACGCAGATAATGGTCTTGTGAAGATTACTACATCAACATTAGCATACACAAATGCTGATACAGACGGAGTTAGAGCATTCTCTATCTCAGGTTCTGGTTATGATGAGTTCTTCCCAGCATACACAAAATTCGATAAAGACAATTCACAAATTAGCTTTATCGTGAAAAAATCAGTAGCTACTAAACCGCTTACTGCGGTGGTTAGCTATCACGCACAACCAACAACAAATTATAGCAGAACTGATTTTGAAGCAACAACAACAAATATTGATGCTAACCCAGAGGGTGATATCGATATTCCTGAATTAGACATCGCATTAAAGAGTATTCCAATCATTGCGAAAACTCGTAAGTTAAAAGCAGTCTGGACACCAGAACTTGCACAAGACTTAAATGCATATCACTCAGTTGACGCAGAAGCTGAATTAACATCATTACTTTCTGAATATATTTCTATGGAAATTGACTTAGAAATTCTTGATATGTTAAAAGCAAATGCATCAGCAAAAGAAGAGAAATGGTCAGCAAGAGTAGGATTTGAATTCAACTCAGCTACTTCTCTATTTGAAGAGCAGTCAGGTGCTTCAAACGCTTACACAAAAGGTGAGTGGTTCCAAACACTTGGAAACAAAATACAAAGTGTAAGTAATGCAATTCATCAGAAAACACTAAGAGGTGGAGCAAACTTTATAGTTGTATCACCAGAAACTGCAACAATCCTTGAATCAATTCCTGGATATGCAACAAGTGCTGATGGCGACGCTAACACAAATCAATTCGCTATGGGTGTTCAAAAAATAGGGGCAGTTAACAACAGATACACTGTTTACAAAAACCCTTATATGTTAGAAAACGATATATTAATTGGTTTCAGAGGTGCAAACTTCTTAGAAACAGGTGCGGTTTACGCTCCATATGTACCGTTAATTATGACACCGCTAGTATATGACCCTAAAAACTTCACGCCAAGAAAAGGTGTGATGACAAGATACGCTAAGAAGATGGTTCGTCCAGAATTCTATGGTAAGGTCATAGTTGCTGATGTAAACTTCGTGTAAGTTGACATTTTCAATAAATACTAATAGTTGAATAGCATACGAAAGCCCCTATTAATTTAGGGGCTTTTGTTTTTTTACCCTACTATTTGTAGGGGTTTTTTATATTTCTTATATTTATTAATGTATATACAATAGACTATTAATAGGAGAATTTTAATGGCTCAAGAACCAATATGGCCAGGTTCGGGTTCTGCGGTAAGCGAATCCACACCATTTGGGTTATATGACAATGACACAGAATTCCAATCAGAAGCACCACAAGTTGCAACTTGGTGTGCAAGAAGATTAGGATACCCAATCATAGATATAGAACTACAAGACACTCAATTTTATGCTTGTTTAGAAGAATCAATATCAGAATATAGTGCCCAAGTCAATCAATTCAACATTCGTGATAACTTATTACACCTAAAAGGACAATCAACAAGTTCAAACTTCACTCACAAACGAGTAAAGTCCACTTTATCTGAAAATATTTTCATTTCAGAAGAATATGGACAAGAAGCATTGGTTGGTGGTTCATTAGAGGTAAAAAGAACAGCAGTATCGGTCAATTCAGGTAGTCAAACCTACGATTTGAACGCATTAGTTTCTGAAGTAAGTGAATCAGGTGCAGCCATTGAGGTTAAAAAAGTTCATTATGAAGCCAGACCAGCAGTTACAAGATACTTTGACCCATATGCGTCAACAGGTTTCGGAACATACAATATGTTGGACGGATTTGGATTTGGAAGTTATTCACCAGCAATAACTTTTGTCTTACAACCAATTTATGCAGATTTATTAAGAATACAAGCCATTGAATTTAATGACCAGATTAGAAAATCTGCATATTCTTTTGAAATCCGTAATAATCAGTTAAGAATATTCCCTATTCCAACAGAATCAGGTTCATTATTCATTGAATATGTTAAAACTGATGATAGAGATAATCCATTAAGAACAAGATATAGTGGTTCTAATGATGTGGTATCAGACTATTCAAATGCACAATATGATTTTATGGTTTATTCCAATATAAATGATGTTGGTAAACAATGGATAAGAAAATACACATTAGCATTAGCAAAAGAACTATTAGGTATCGTTCGTTCTAAATATGGAACAATTCCTATTCCAAATTCAGAAGTTTCACTTGACGGAGATACATTAAGAGCCGAAGCAACTGCAGAAAAAGAACAATTAATAGAACAATTGAGAGAAAACTTAGAACAAACAAGTCGTAAGGCACTTATGGAAGCACAAAGAGATGAATCTGAATCTCAACAAGAAACTCTAAGAAAAGTCCCTTACCCAGTTTACATAGGATAATTAAATGCCACAAAGATATTATGGAGCGAAAGATTTGGCAACCATAGAAAAGTTCAATAGAGAACTTTTAGGTGAACCAAATATTGATGATTGCGGAATTATAGACCAGTTTGTAATACTTTATAGGGTTTCAGTTTACGAAACAGAAACAAATATGTATGGAGAAGCATCAGAGGGTAAAGTTTACAAACAAGGTATAAAACTTCCTTGCATAGTCGATGCGTCAGATTTCGATTTCAATTATGATGACTTCGGACCTGACAATAGACAAAGTGTTTCATTTGCATTCCAAAGAGCATACTTAGTCGAGGTAGATTTAAAACCAGAAATAGGCGATATAATGCAGTGGAATGATGGTTATTTTGAAGTAGATAAGTTCAACGAAAACCAATTGATAGGTGGTAGTCCAGATAATAGTCATTCAATAGTAGTGTCAGCTAACTTAGTGAGAAGACCAACTGTGAACTTAGAAGAATATAGAGGATTTTAATGCCAAGAAATAAACCAATACCAAGAAGTCAACGATTAATATTTAATCGTGGACAAAAGATAAGTCGTAATTCACCGGGTGCAACAGATGATGTAAAGAATTTGTCAGTCGGAATTATGGATATGGACTCTGCTATTATGTATTATTTCAATGAAGTAATCAAACCAGAGGTAGAAGTTAATAAAGAAAAAGTTAAAGTCCCTTGTATTTACGCATCACCTGAAAGGTGGAACGCAATCTCAAAACAAGGATTTCTAAGAGATAAGAAAAAACAAATTATAGTTCCGTTGATTGCATTTAAACGAACAGGTATGAGTCGTAATGATAATATGCCAATTGATAAATTAGATGCGAACGACCCAAAGATTTTTTATACATTTCAAAAAAGATATTCACAACAAAATCGTTTTGACAAATTTAGTGTTCAAAAAGGTTTAGAACCAAATAGAGAATACTATAATGTTTCTATGCCAGATTATATGAATTTAACATATGAATTTACCATATGGACATCATACATTGAACAAATGAATAAGATTGTAGAGAAGATTAATTATTCAGATGGTTCATATTGGGGTGAGCCAGGTAAAATGAAATTTAAAAGTTCTATTGAGAGTTTTTCAGACGCATCACAAATAGACGGAGAAAAATTAATTCAAACTACTTTTAGTGTAAATCTATATGGATACATTTTACCAGAAACATTTGATAGTAAAACAACAACACAAAAATATTTAACACCTAAAAAACTAATAGTTAGAGAAAGCACAGAAAAAACTATTGTTGATAGTGAGGGTCAAAAAGTAGACTTATCGTCAAATGCAGCAGAGTTTGGTGAACAAACAAAAGATATATTTTCTATATCATTAGAAAACTCTTTGATATTAAACCAAGGAACAGGTGTAACGATATCAAATACTGGTGTTGGATTCAATGGTTCAACAGCATTATCACAAAATATAGCCATTGGTCAATCAGTTGGAACAACCGATAGTGTAACTTTTAATCAAGTTACGGCTAGTAATAGTGTTCAAATAGGAGACTCATCAACAATTTATTCCACAACAGGTATAAATGGTAGTATTGATGTTACGGGTTCGTTAGAAACCACAGGCGATTTAACCGTTCAAGGTGATACAACAATCACAGGAACACTAACAGCAAATGAATTTCACACAACATTTACTTCCGCATCAATCATACTTGCAAGTGGTTCAACAAGATTCGGTGATACTCTTGACGATACTCACGAATTTACCGGTAGTGTAGATGTAACGGGTTCATTTAGTTTAAATGGATATAGTGTAAACGAGATATCAAACGATACAAGTTTAACAGACGGAAGTGCAACAGCAGTATTAACAGAAAATGCAGTCAAAACATACATTACAAATAATGTAACGGATAGTGCAAA